CCCCTTCAGCAACTATGATTCTACAAGATAACGATTTCGACATAGTGGTTTTTTCTTCGTACGACGACAGCGACGTTTTGATTGACACGCAGTTCTTGACGTTGGACAGCGACCCTTCAATCGTTAACGTAATTGGTGCGTTTTACGGCAACATAGATTTAGCAGGTTTATTAGATTTAACAGGTGCAAAATACTACACTATACAAATTGGAAAAGAAACTGCGTTCCCTATTTACACGCCTGCTTCACGCGTGTATTGTTTCTACATTGTTCCTGACGATTGTCGTTTTGACAACGTTCGTTTGGGTTGGACGAACACTGTTGGCGGTGTGGATTACTTCAACTTCACAAAGAAGTCGGAGTTGTCGTTCAACTACGATCGTAAGCAATATCAAAAAGTAGTTGGTTCTTACAACACAGCTTCATTCAGTTTCAACAGCTACGACAGAGGAGCAACAGACAGGTACGTCACAACAACGAAAGGACTACAAATAAACAGCGACTGGGTAAGCGTTGGTGAATTTAATTTATTGCAAACACTTTGTCGTTCAAACAACGTGTTTATAATCAACGACGACGGAACGCTCACGCCTGTCTTAGTCGACACTCAGAACTTCGTTATTAAGGACGAAAGATATTCTAAATTATACAACGTTACTTTGAATTTGAAATATTCTCAACCCGTAGGTCTATGATGAATCAAGTAATACTTACGCTAACCGATAGCAACGGCAACAGCGCGATTCTCGACCTTTACGAGAACGAGAAAATGCACCTCAACTACAAGTTCACGGACATTACCGACTTCGCTTCTGTTGGCAATTACTCACAAGAATTTCGTGTTCCTGCAAGTGCAACGAATGTAGACTTCTTCGGTGCTATCTTCAACGTAAATTTCGACGGTTGGTTTGACTTTCGCAAGAAGGTTGAAGCGGTGTTGACTGTTAACACGATACCCATTGCAAGCGGTCACATTCAAGTTAAGAAGTTGTATTGGCAAACGGGCAAGTTGTTTGAATTCGAAGTTGTGTTTTTTGGTGAAGTACCAAACTTAGCGCGTCTACTCAACGAGAAAAAGTTGAAGGACATTGAGAGCATCGTTGCAGGCGACTTGGACTACGACTTACTTCACGCAAACGTTGAAACACCACCTAACGAACACACGATATTAACGCTTTGCGACAAGTGGAATCTGACAGCGAACAATCCAGAAGGACAGCCAATTTATTGGCAGGATCAACCGTGGTACGAACCTTCGCAACCACTTTACGTTGGACACTTAACGCCTGCGGTAAAGGCGCAATACTTGTTCGACCAGATAATGAACGACGCGGGCTTGCAATACACAAGCGACAATCTTGCGGGCTGTTTAGATAACGTCTACGTTCCATTCGTCAACGGACAATATTTGAATAGTTCGTTGGGGTTAAATGATAATGCAAGTACGTTGGCGTATGCAACAAATCAAACGTTTACATTTACACCAACAAATAACATTAAAAATCTTTATGCTCCATTAACCGAATACGAAGACGCGGGCAACGACTGGAGTGGTGGTATTTATACCGCGCCTTTTAGTGGTCAATTTACTTTTCGAATTTGGGCAAACGGAACGGCAACTTCTTCAGGAAGCAACTATGTAACCGATTTAATTTTAAGTTATTTCTATTATGTAAACGATGTATTTGTAGATTCTACGTTTAGCAATTTTGTAGACAATTCAAATTTATATTCACACACTTTCTTAAAAGATAATACAGTTACTCTTTCGTTAAACGCAGGAGATACTTTGAAAATAAAAATTGAAGGTGTTGGTGGGGTTTATAACACTTCAACATTTGACATTGCATTTGTGGGTAACGGAGCGAATGATTACACAGGAACGGGCGTTGAGTTAGTAAGCGTTGGAACGGCGTTGACAGGCGACACTTGCGTAATGCAATTCAACGCTCCCGACATGAAACAAATAGATTTTATTACGTCGATTCAAAAAATGTTTAACCTCGTTTTCGTGGCCGACAAGACGCTTCCGAACACGCTTCGGATTGAACCAATGGTTGAGTACATCGCAAGCGGTAACACGTTAGACTGGTCGCAGAAATTAGACTTGTCGAAAGATATTATGTATTCACCAACGACCGACCTTCAAAAGTCTAAGTTCTCTTTCACCTACACAGAAGACGGCGACTATTTCAATTCAATCTACAAAGACAACGGACGCATCTACGGACGTTATGAAGTAACGGAATCAGATTTCGAAGTAATCAACGAGTTCGCAACAGGCGAAGAAAAAGTAGAGTTAGCGTTCGCGTCCACACCTTCAGCACCTGTGGAAAATACAAACGTTGTTGTGCCTAAATTCTTAAATTCAGAAGGGCAATTCGTACAACCGAAGCCACGCATCCTTTACTACTTCGCGGACTTCTTCGTGAATATGTACGATGAGGTTTCGGACACAGTAATTCAAACGGCGGTTAAGTGTCTTAACAACTACTCGACAATGAACGCAACGGTAAGCGACAAGGACTTAAACTTCGCTCCTGAAATACCACCGCACACAATCATAGCGAACCCATACGAGAACCTTTACAACCGTTGGTGGCGTAACTACTACCGCGAACTATTCGACGGACAAGCGCGCATCTTAGAAGGAATGTTTGCGCTTACGCTCAACGACGTATTCACGTTTCAATTTAGCGACAAGATATGGATTATCGATTCATGGTGGCGCGTTCTTGAAATCAACGGCTACGTCGTAGGTGAACAAGATATGACAAGCGTCAAACTTATTCGCGTGCTCGACATCGACAACGGCTGCGACCTTTTACCCGTGTCCGCTAACTTAGACCAGTCTTTAAATTGGGAAACGCCGAACGGAGATCCTGCGACAATAACGCAAGAATGTTGTTTACGCTTCGGCTACAATTGGAACATAGCAAAGAACGATTGTTTCTCGCAGCCTAACGGCGGCACGCGTTCATTCATTACACAACAAGTACCTTCGTTAGCGCCGACACGATTCGGTGCGCCTGTGAGCTTCAATGGTTCAATCACACAACCAGTTAGAACAATAACGACCGACTACGTTGTAACGAATTTCGACAGAATGATTTTCGCAGATACGACGGCAGGCGGCATAACTATTTACTTGCCTTCTGCAACGACAACGGCAGGACGTGAATTGATTATTCAACGCGTTGTTTCGGGGGCTAATCCACTAACGGTACAAGCATACACAGGAGAAACGGTTGAGGGCAGCGGAAGCGTTACGTTGAGCGCAGCAGGTGACACAATAACAATTATATCAAATGGAACAGACTTCAAAGGAACTTCTACAAAATAAGGCAGGCGCAATGGTCGCCTGTTTAGAGTTCATAAAACTAAACGTTAAAAGCGAAAGCAACTACGGACGCATAGCGAACGGCAAACGCAAGCTGAAAATGTGGAAACATTACGCATGGAGAACAACGCTAATTTCCGCAAACGTAGCCTTTTGGATATTTATATTTTATAAACTACTATTCTAAATGGCTAATACAATAGACTTCAATGTTAACAGTAATGCGGTAACGGTATTAAACCAAACCACAGTTGCTGCTGAAAATACGGCGAAAGGATTTACAAGCGCGAAGGCTGAATTGCGCGCGTTGCAACAACAGTTGTTAACGATGGATCAAAGTAGCGCGGAGTTTAAGAAAGCTTCCGCGCGTGCTGCTGAATTGAAGGACAACATTTCCGACTTATCTGCGGAGATTAACGCAAATGCAGGTAACGCTTTCGAAGGTCTTTCGAACAACGTTGGTTTGTTTGGTTCACGTTTGATGTCGCTCGACTTAAAAGGAGCAGGGCAAGCGTTAACAAACATGGGCGGCGCTGTAAAAAATATAAATTTCGCAACTGTAAAAGAGGAACTTGGCGGAATGATTAAAGGCGTTTGGAATTTGGCCAAAGCTTTACTTGCTAATCCAATATTCTTGCTTGTAGGAGTTATTGCAGCGATCGCAATGAATTGGGATGCGCTGGTTAAGCTATGGAACACAAGCGATATTGAAAAATTAAAACAAGCACAAGCGGCGCTTGAAGGACAAAACAAAGCTATCAATGAACAGATAGCACTTGAAAAGGCACGCGGTAAATATGGGGAAGAAACATATTACCGACAAACGCAAATATTGCGTAATGAGATTGAAATATTCAAGCTCAAAGAAAAGCAAATGGAACTTGAAGGGGAAAGTGAAGAGGCACAAAAAGCAAATGAGGAAAGACAAAAAAAAGTTCTTGACTTAAAAAAATTACAAGTTGAAGCGGATGGAAAAATATATCAAGCAGTTGAAAATGCCAAAGGTGCGTTAGATCCAGTTATTGCTTTACAACAGAAAAAAACAGATGCGGCAAAAGAGGAACTTGGCGCATTGGAATTAATCAAACAACGCCAACAAGATCAGAGCGCGGATATTCAAACCATGACTGGCGAAATGGGCAAATACCAAGCGTTGTTAGGGAAGGAAAAAACGTTGAGAGATAAATTGCAAGGATTGGTTGAACGCGGTATTATGACACGTGGCCAAGCAATGCAAATGGAAGCGCAAGCCGGTAATTCACAGAACAAGTCAAAGCAAATTCAGCAAGATATAAACAAACTGATCCAAGATAAAATTGCTGGAATTGATGGTGAAATAAAGGGAATTGGTTTAGCCAATGGCGGTTATGCGGAACAGATGCGAATATTGCAAGAGGCGGCAAATAAAAAGATGGATGCCGTTAAAAGCGAAGAACAAATTGCAGCTGAGAAAGAAACAGAAAGAAAAAAAGAAGAAGCGGCGGCGGAGTCAAAACGTAAAAGAGATCAACGCGCGGCGGATGCAGAATCAAAGCGAAAAGAGATTCAACAACAAACGCTTGAGATCCATAAACAAATTGATGAATACAATAGAAAGAATTTATCTGATAAGGATAAAGAACTTTTTTTACTTGATGAAAAATATAAAAAAGAACGTAAGATTTTAGAGCAAAGTGCGGAAGGTAAAAAGTTATTACTTCAATACGACGAACAATATTTAATTGCAAAACAAGAGCTTGAAGCAAAGTATGAAAAGATTGCAAATGAAAAACGTATTGCCCAAGCGGATGCTGAATTTGCCTTACTTCAAGAGCTTGAAACAGATCAACAAACGAAAGAAGTTAATGCGCTTATTGCATCTTATGAAGCAAAATTCCTTGTTGCAAAGGACAATGCCGATCTGGAAAAACAACTAACAGAACAATTTGAAATTGACAAGAATGCGATTGTAAAAAAATATCGCGACAAGCAGAATGAAGAGAACGCCATTGCCGCGGCAAAAGAACTAGAAGACACTAAAAAATCGGAAGCGGAAATATCAGCAGCAAAACAAGCAGCGCAAGACTTCAGACTGAAGCAATTAGGCGACTCATTCGCAGCACTTGGAGCGTTAAACGACGCGTTCACAAAGAAGGGACAACAACAATCGAAGAAACAATTTCAGATTCAAAAAGCGTTGAATCTCGCGTCGGCTGTAGTCGATACTTACGGTGGTATCAACAAGGCGTTGAACGACAAGACAATGCCTTCAACAACGGCTCGTATTATACAAGCGTCAATCGTTGGCGCAATGGGACTGGCTAACGTAATAAAAATATCAAAGACGGAATACGGAAACGCAAGCGCACCTTCGGGAACATCACCAAGCGCGGGCGGTGGTGGCGACGGTGGCACAACAGCTCCTTCACCTGCGAACTTCGCCTTCTTGCAAAACCAACCCAACCAACAACCACCGCTTCAGGCGTACGTCGTAGGAACGCAGGTGTCGAGCAATTTAGAAGCGCAACAATTAATTCAAAATCAATCTCGCTTAGGCGGTTAAAAAAAACAATATGAAAAAAATTAAAGTTATTGAATACGGAATCGACGACGCTGGTCTGTTAGGCGTGTTCGCAATTTCCGTAGTTGAACAACCCGCAATCGGTGTTGACTTTGTAGCACTAAGCGAACAACACAGCGTGAAGTTCAAAGAAGATTTCAGAGGTCTTTTGTACGGAGCGTTACTTATTCCCGACCAACTCATTTACAGACGCGACGACAAGACCGAAGAAGAATACTACGTTAAGTATTCGAAGGACACCATTCGCGCCATTGCTTACAATTACTTGAAGCAAAACATGACCAACAACGCAACGGTTGAACACGCGAAAACTGTTGAAGGTGTTTCGCTTGTTGAAACGTGGATAATCGAAGGCGAAAACGACAAGTCTAAAAACTTTGGCTTCGACCTACCGGAAGGAACGTGGTTCGGTTGCATGAAGGTCGAGAACGACGACGTGAAAAAACAGATACAAAACAAAGAAGTTCTTGGTTTCTCAATCGAAGGAAAATTTGAAGTTGAGAAAGAAATGTACATGAGTAAGCACGACGAGTTCGCTGCCATTCTTGACGAAATAAACGAACTTCTAAAAGGCGAGTAATGAACATCGAAGCGGGTGGTTTCTTAAAGTTGGAACTATTCAACGACGACGCTAACCTGTTTCTAAACGCACTCACGAAGATAACGAATGAGGGCGGTAAAATGGGGTTCAAAAGTTACGGACTAAGCGAGGACGAAATGAAGACGCTAAACTCGATACTTGATTCTTTAGGATAAAAAAAACGGGGGTAACTACTCCCCCGTTCAAACCTAAAATCAAAATGTAATCAATGAAAAATCGAATTACGAAACAAATATACCTCTTTTTATATCTAATCATCAAACAAACAATTAACAGAATTATGAATTTACGAGAAAAAGTAAACGCTCTATTCGCAAAGCACAACGTTTCTCTCTCTGCTGAAGAAGTAGTTGAGGTGAAGCAAATGGTTGAGGCGATTTTAGAGGACGGTACAAGCATCTATTCAGACAGCGACGTTTGGGCAGCAGGTGTTCGTGTATTCGGTAAAGACGCAGAAGGCAACGAGGTTGTTTTGGCGGACGGAGAATACAAGACAGCTGAAAGCATCATCGTTGTAGTTGCTGACGGTGTTGTAACCGAATTGAAACCAATGGAAGAAGAAAAAGAACCAGAGGTTGAAGTAGTAATCGAAGAAGAACAAACTTCTGAGGTTGTTGCTGAAGAATCACTAAGCGCAGAAGTTGAAGGACTTCTTTCGTTAGTTGCAAAACTTGAAAGCGAACTTTCTGAAATGAAGAAAGCAAACGAAAATCTTTCAAGCGAAGTAACAAAATTAAGCGCACAGCCTGCAGCGACTTCTATCAAAGAAGTAAAGCAAGCAAAACAAACACCTTCGAAGCCATACGCTAAAATGTCGGCTGAGGAGCGTTTCTTATTTCACCTTAAAAAATAAAAAAAACAAACAATAAAAAATGGCTACTACCACTTCATTAACTACCACCTACGCAGGTAAAGAAGCAGCAGGATATATCCGCGCTGCGTTTTTGAGTAACGAGTCTCTTGCAGCAGTTACTTTCAAAGAAAACATTGAATACAAACAAGTTGTTCGTCGTCTTGTTGACAACATCACTTTTGCTAACGCAACTTGTGACTTCACTCCAACAGGAACAGTTACTTTAACTGAGCGTATCTTGACTCTTGAAAAATTCCAAATCCACAGAAATTTGTGTAAAAACACGTTTTTGATTGATTGGGAGGCGCGTTCAGAGCAGAACAACGAACTTCACGCTTCGTTGACTGACGCTATCATTGCTAACGTTTTAGCTGGAATGGCTGCAAACAACGAGCGTTTGATTTGGCAAGGTGTTAACGCAACTGCAGGTGAGTACGCAGGTTTCGAGACTTTGTTCTTGGCTGACGCTGCTGTTCTTGACGTTTCTTCACCAGAGGCTATCACTTCTGCTAACGTAATCGAAGAAATGAACCGTCTTGTTTTAACACTTCCAACACGCGTTCGTCGTGCTACTGAGAAGCCTGTTATCGCGGTTTCTTCAAATGTTGCTGAAGCATTCAGAACTGCTATCTTAGGTCTTGGCGGTGGAAGCTACTTGTACCAAGGTGAGACTGTGAAAATGACTTGGCAAGGACAATACGACATCATCGAGTGTCCTGGTATGTCTGACGACACAATGGCTATGTACCAAAAGTCAAACCTTTGGTTCGGAACTAACTTGTTAGACCAATGGAACAACGTAGCAGTTTTGGATATGTACCAATACGACCTTTCTGACAACGTTCGTTTCGCTTGTTCTTTCTTCGCAGGTGTACAATATGGTTTCGGTGACGAAATCGCATTCTACCAATATACTGCATAATTCAACCATTCTAACCCTTGCATAATAGAGGTAGCGGCTTAAACACCGCTCCTCTTTTGTGCTAATAAAAAACATAAATATTATGGCATGTGAATTAAGCACAGGTTTTACACTCGATTGCAAAGACGGCATCGGTGGAATTAAGCAAATCGTTTTGTTGGATCAAAATTTAGTTACAGGTATAACCTTAGACGGTTCTGAAGTAATCACAGCAATTGCTGGTCCAACAGATGCAGATTTGTATACTTACGAATTACCAACTCAAACAGGATCGTTCGAAGAAACAATCAACTTCAATCGCGATGCGGGTACAATTTTTTACACGCAGACCGTGAACGTAATGCTTAACAAATTAAGCGCGGCAAAGCGCCTTGAATTGCAAAGCGTTGCACAAGCTCGCGTTATTGTATTTGTAAACGACACAAACAACAATTGGTGGGCTGTTGGTTATGAGTACGGAGCAGACCTTTCTACTTCAACAGCAGGAACGGGAACGGTTTTGGGTGATATGAACGGCTACACTTTGGCCTTCGTTCACGAAGCTGCAAAGCGCGCTTACAAATTAAGCGGAACGCCTGCTTCAGTTGTAGCGTAATCAAAAAAACTTTTACACACATAGGGACAAAACGTCCCTACGTGTTGTAATTTTAACGTAAAGGGAAAAGATAGAATGGTTTATCTCAACACAAATACAGCGAATCAATACGCGTATCTTTCGTTAGACGAAGGACGGGCATATTTCAACGTTGCCTTTACTCATTATCTTCTTGTCATGACATACGAAATGACAGGTGAACAACTCGCGCAAGTTGTCGAAGTAATAAACGAGAACGAACGCGTAACTAAAATAAGACTTACCACCGTTGGTTTGGTCGATGCAGGTCGTTATCACTACGAAGTATACGGACAAAACAGCAGCAGCAATATAGATCCAACCAATGCTTCCGTTTTGGGATTGATTGAAAAGAGTTTAATGATACTTCAAGACGGAACAATTTTCTTTGACGTTTCTTCGCCAACGATTCCCGTTGACGTAATTTATACAGGTGCATAACATGAGCAACATACAAGCAATAAATTTATCAGCATACGAACCAGTTGAAGCAATCGAGAAAGAGAATCGCGCAGGTTGGATTGACTACGGTTTTAATAACTTATTTCCGCAGCACCTTATAACGCTTTATTACAACAGCCCTATTCACAACGCATTGACGAACTCAATTGCTTACATGATTGAAGGCAAAGGTACCGGTACGATTCTCGACAACGCTTTACAGGGTATTGCGTTCGACTTAAAACTTCAAGGTTCGTTTTGTGCTGAAGTTATTTGGTCGTTGGACTTCACTCGCATTGTACAAATCAACCACTTGCCTTTTGAGAACTGTCGTTTAGCTTACGACAAAGAAGAAGACGACATCACAGGAATTTTCTACTCGAAAGATTGGGCAAATACGCGAAGCAAAAAAGGAAAACCCGAATTTATTCCTGCGTTCAATCCTTCAATCGCACAAGAACAACCACGACAAGTAATTTACGCACACGGCATGATGGCAGGAAGTTCGTACTACGCGAAACCTGACTACTTCGGTGCGTTGAATTACGTTGAGTTGTCTTATCAAATGGGAATGTACCACGTCAACAATATCTTGAATGGTTTATTTCCTTCATTCATTATTAACTTCTTAAACGGAATACCACAGAAAGAAGAACGCGAAGCTATTCGTCGTGAGTGGGAAACAAGATTGAGTGGCGCAAGTAACGCGGGCAAGTTCTTAATGACATTTAACGAAGATCCTGCACGCGCTCCACAAATCGAATCGTTTCCACTTAGTGACGCAGACAAGCAATATCAATTTTTAAGTGAAGAAACAGCGAAGCAAATCATGGTCGGACACCGCGTTGTGTCGCCATTGATTCACGGAATCAGAGATACAACAGGGTTCGGTTCGAACAAAGATGAAATGGTTGTTGGTTTGGAGATATTCAACAACCAAGTTATTAAGCCATATCAAAGAATCATTGAACGTGTTTTCACTCCGATTTTAGGAGAAATAAATATCGAAATGAATTCGCCTTTTGACGACGAAGTTGTTGTTGTTCAACCAACGGTGCAAACTGCTGAATTAAAAAAAAAAGTAGTTGCTGCTGAGAACAAGATAAGCGCAGAAGATAGCGCGTTGTGGTTGGCTTATCTTAAAGAGAAAGCGGAATACGTCAACGAAGAAGAATGGGAGTTAATTTCCGACGAAGAAGTAACAGCACCAGACGAAGAAGAAAACTACCGCACCGAGTTTATGAGTGTTCGTGGTTATTCAAACCCTGACGAAGCTAGCAAAGAACTCGATACTGGTCTTTATAAAGTTCGCTATTACTACTCAACAAATTTCACATACAAAGACGGAGAATTGGTAACGCGTGACTTCTGTCAAGAAATGGTTGCTCTGTCAAAAGACGGAGCGTTATTCCGTTACGAAGACATTCAAGAAATGGAGAAAGACGGAGTTAACGATGATTTCGCACCAGCAGGGGCATCACGATATTCGATTTGGAAATATAAAGGCGGTGTTTATTGTCGACACGCGTGGTTCAGAAAAGTATTTGTACGCAAAAGAGAGAAAGGTCGCTTCCTTCCAAACGACGGATTGAAGAACGACCGAGTTGTGACGGGCGGTGTTGCAAACGAATTATTTCCAAAAGGAAAAGAAGCGGTTCGTCCTAACGATATGCCCAACAGAGCATCACTAAAATATAAATAAAAACTACAATGGCACTACAACCCGAAGTTCTACTCATTGACGAAAACTACATAAAAAAATACAGTTGGATTAACGGCTCGGTTGATCCATTGCTTATGTACCCTGCTATCTATTTGTCACAGGACAAGTACGCACAACTGTATCTTGGAACTGACCTTTACAACCGCATCAAAGAAGACGTTGTGAACGACGACATCACAGGCGCATACGCAACCCTTCTTGACAATTACTTGCGTCGAATGATTATGTGGTGGACGATGTACGAAGTGTTGCCGCATTTGTACGTTAAAACGGATAACGGAAGTCTTGTTATTCGCACAAGCGAAGACACTCAACCAATAAGTCAAACCGACTTACAAAACTACCGCGATCAAGCGCGTCAACAAGCGATGTTTTACACGCAGCGAATGGTTGACTTTTTGTGTCAGAACAGCGCAGACTTTCCCGAATACACAACGAACACAACAAATCAAATATGGTCACAAACAAATGTCTATCCGTCGAACGCTTTCGAGATTAGTTCAGGACGCGACAGACGACCTTACGAATATCGCAGACCAGGGTTAGGATGGATTAGATAACTAAAAAAAAACACATGGCTACAAGGGGACGAAAGAAAGACATGGTAAAACAAAAGATTTACGAAGAGAAATTTCGTAAGTATCTAATCAAAAAAGAAAAACAAATAAAGAAGTTGAGCAATGAAAATTAACGCAGAAGGTTACGCACTAATAAAGAAGTTTGAAGGTTGTCGATTGAAGGCGTACAAGTGTCCTGCTAATGTTTGGACTATTGGCTTCGGAAATACTTTCTACGAAAACGGCGACCGCGTGAAAGAAGGCGACGTAATCACGCAGCAACGCGCAGACGAGTTAGCAAAGTTTATCATTGACCAGTTCGCCGTTTCGATTGCTCCGTTCATTTTGCAACCGCTCAACGAGAATCAATTTAGCGCGTGTGTTTCACTTGCGTACAACATCGGAACAGGTGGGTTCAAACGTTCGTCGGTATTCAAGAAACTAAACGTGAACCCAACAGACCCAACAATAGCTAATTCATTTCGTTTGTGGAACAAGGGCGGTGGTGTTGTTTTGAAAGGTCTTGTTCGTCGTCGTGAAGCTGAGATACAATTATATTTTAAAGCATAACGACAATTATATTTTAAGTCATGAACGCAGAAAACGAGATTCAATTGATACACGAAGAACTTCAAAATATGAATAAGAAGATAGACCGAATCTATCATGTTCTTATAGGTGACGACGAAATGAAAATTGAAGGTCTTGTAAGTAAGGTTCAAAAGCACGACAAGTACATAAGCAACCAACGTTTACAGGTTGCTCGTTTGGGTGGTATCGCAACCGCTGCTGGTGTGGTTGGTGGTTTAATTGTTCAACTAATAATAAAAATGATATGAAAGACTGGTTTCAAAGTTTGTTAAGTAATTGTTCGAAGGTTTCTTCGAAGCGTATAATTGCTATATTTGTTGTAACAAATTTGATTCTTTTAAGTTACATCGCCACGTTTTCTGAATATGACTGTCCAATTGCAATGTACGACACGCTCGCATTGTTAACAGCAGGTTTGTTCGGTGGTACTGTGATTGAAAAGTTCACTAAAAAAACAAAGAATGGCAAGGGAACTAACGACAGCGAGAACAATAGCAGCGGAAATTTGTAGTAAGTTTTCAGAAACTCCTTCGCTCACGTTAGCGAAAAAATTGTTTACTGAATATCCTGAAGTCTATAAAAACATCGAAGCGGCACGAAGTGTTATTCGTTTGATTCGTGGAAAGAATGGCGACTTCAATAGAAAAGTAACAACAGATAAAAAGTTGTTTGAAGAAAAGCCACGACCATTGAATCCTTTCGCGCTTCCGAAGTCATACGCGAAAAAAAGAAGACACGTTGAATTAACCGGTACGAAGTTCTTGATTCTTTGCGATTTGCATTTTCCATACCAAGACAACGAAGCTATTGAATGCGCGATAAATGAAGGATTAAAACAGGGGTGTGATTCAATCGTTTTAAACGGCGACGCGTTAGACTGTCACATGATTAGCGACTTCGTTAAAGATCCACGCAAGCGTAAATTCAAAGACGAACTATATTCAATCCGTCAATTCCTTGCGTCGCTTAGACACACGTTCCCAACGGCAAACATTTACTACAAAGAAGGTAATCACGAAGAACGCTACTGGCGTTACATGAGAATCAAAGCACCTGAACTATTCGACATTGACGCGTTCGACTTTCCAACGCTTACGCATTGCGACAAGCATAACGTCAAATGGATTGACGGAAAGAGCAAACTAAACATCGGTAAACTTTCAATTTTTCACGGGCACGAGTTCGGCAAACAATTTCTTCCGTCTGTCAACGTGGCGCGTGGGTTGTTCATGAAGACTAAGGTGTCCGCTATGTGCGGACATCACCACCAAACAGCGGAACACAACGAACGCGACGCTAACGGAAAATTTATAACCTGTTGGGGTGTTGGTTGCCTTTCAGAACTTTCTCCAGACTACAACCCTTATTCAAAATACAATCACGGGTTTGCTATTGTGAGTAAAGGAAAAAATGGTTACTTTAGCGTCAACAATTACCGAATACACGAAGGTAATATTTTATAAACCTAAAAAAACAACTATGATTATTGCAATTATTTTTCTTTGCAGCGCGCTAGTTAGCGTGTTGTGGGTTCGGGGCATCGACAACATGGCTAGCGAACACCCAGACTACGACGGAAACGATTTTATCTAAACGCACAATGGACAAAAGAGAATACCAACCCGACGCACTTATTGTTATAATTGCAACATCTGTTTTTTGGATGCTTGTTTGCCTTGCATTTTGGAACTTCAACCCGAAGATTCAAACGGAAATTCAGATACAAAAACAAGACAGTATAATTTATTACAACAGCGGCGAATACGACCGCTTGTTGCAGGAAGAAATTGATTTATACGGAACATACAGAAGATATGAAGACGCTCAACTTACAGCCAAAGAAACCTATCGCACTCGTCGTGATACTATTCTTGTTCTCGATACTATTCGTAAAACTGATATTGTCTATTTAATCAATTCATGCGACAGCGTTATTGCTTCCGATTCGTTGGTAATTGACAACCTGCAAGAACAAATAAACATCAAGGACGAAAAAACGAACAACTTAGAAGAAACGGTTGTTGCTTATGAACAAAAAACTAACTTGTTGAGCGAAGAAATTAACACTTTAGATGCTGATAAAAAGAAATTGGAGAAACAAAAAAAGCGCAGAAACCACGCCTTAGTGTTTACTTCAAGTGTCGCTATTTTGTCGACGTTTGTTCTGTCAATTTTACTTTAGATTCAGGAACGTAGAACTTCATTGAGAACTCAATAGCTTCACTTAAAAATGTGTTGCGGCTGTTCTCTCCACGCTTCTCGTCAATCTCGTTCCACAGGTCTTTGTGTAAGTACACACAGATACCTTTCTTAGTTTTGCTCTGCGCCATTTTCTTCTTTTGTTTTAGACATCATTGAACCTATCATAAGCGCAAGATATATTTTCTCTTTCGCGTTTAAGTCTTTCCGCTGAGAAAGTTCCAGAAGAATATCTCCGAGAATCTTCCCTTGTTGAAAGTAGATTGCAATTGAATTGACGATTTCTCGTTCGCGCTCATAAGTCATTTTGAGCGTTTCATAAAGTGGTATTGGTTTCATTCTTGTTCAGTTTTTTCATTTTCAGATTCGCCAAAAAAGTTAGGTGATGTCAATGAGATTAGATACGATAACACCCAAAAATCAACATCGATAACTTTTCGTATTTCAGTTCCTGTAATAACTGAATATCCAAGTACAATAAGAAGAAAAATTACAATTGCAATTTCAGCTCCTTTAAAAAATTTACTTATTCTGTTTTTCATATTTATTTTGTTTGTGCTAATATAATGAAGCTATGCTAACCGACAACGTATTGTCCATAACTTGGGTTCAACTCAAAGTACATTCGCATCATGATAGCGTCGGCAACGTCAGGAGAAATTCCTTCGCGGTTCTTGATTACGTCCTTCGGAGTTACCATTAACTTTCCGTCCACGTCTGCGCGGTGTCGTTTAATCATTTCGAGCTCACGAACGATTTGTTCTTTGCGCGTACTGGATAAGATAGTCAACTTGTTTTCTTCGACGTACTGAGCAAGTTTGTAATAACATTCGCTTTTCAAATTTTGGTATTGTGGGTGCTTTGGTTTAGATCCATTCTGAAATCCGACGCACTTCAAATAATCAACCGCACCCGCTCCTATTCCGTCCTCATCTGCGATAACATTTTGAAGAAGAATTGAATGGTCTTTCATTACAACGCGTATGCGGTTAACGACTTCGTCAATGGCTGCACGATTCATTTCAATTATGTCGATGATAGTTAGACCTTCCCAAACGCAGATAATCGTTCTATCCTTACCAAAACGCGCTATGTCGGCTGTGATATATTTCTTTCCTTCGTTAATTACTTCATTACGGAACATTCGTAATAGATTCTCCGTTTGAAATAGCTTGTCGCTGTCGTCGTCGAACTCCCAGTTGCCTTCAAGAAGTCTTTTTCTGTCATACTCTGGAAGTCGTCTAAGAGATTCAATGTAAGCTACCGGTAAGAACGGATTGTCTTGCGGTAACGCTTGAACAAATGCGCGGTGTGAAGGCAATTCGTTGCGGTTGTTCTTCATGTAGAACTCGTTGTACAACCAACCCTTCGCAGGATTACACGAAAGAAAACCTTTCGGAATTAACCCGAACTCATTCAACTTAAAACGACAACGCGAGTGAACAATGCTGACTGCCTTTTCTGTTACTTCGGAACACTCGTCAATGAAGTAGTCTGTTATTTCTAACGAACCAAGACTATTGAAGTTAACGTCCGAAGGGTAAGCGAACAAGTCTTTCAAAACAATTTCGCTTCCGTTGAAGAACTTTATCACGTTGGATTGTCCGTTGAAAGTGTAGTGTTTATTCGCTATCAATCCAAATTCTTCAGCCGTTTCAAAGAACGTGTTTAACGTCGTCTTTTTAAGCGTATCTAATTTGCTACGTCCAATAAGCGAACGTGTCCCTGCGTACTTCAAACGGCGTTGAATCTGCCACATACAACCGAACTTAGTCTTTCCACCCCCTGCCGCGCCACCGTATAACAATTGCTCAACGATGCTATCGGTGTTCAAATAGTTTAACGCTTCAATTTGACGCGGTAGGTAGGTTGGTTTATACGGGTTCATTTAAATTAATCATTGCGTAAGAAATTGGGAATTGATGATATATTTTTTCGCCTATCATACATTCCCAATAGTCGTCACATAAACACATTTTTTCACATTGAATAATGTATTCAGATGCAGTAATAGGGTGAATAAATTTATACTTTCTCATTGTTTACTTAGATATAATTTGTACAACTCACGCATTCCTTCGAATTGAATCGATTCCTTCAATAGCTGTCGTTTGCGGTCACTCATTCTTTCGACCATTGGTTTGTTCAATTGCTGTTCGAAGTAAACAGTCTTTCGTGCCTTCGCTTTGCATAACGCATATTCCTCGTCGGTGAATGTTTCAGCCGTTATACGCTTACTTTCTTCCAACCACCGCATCATTGACACACCTCGCAATTCTAACGTCGTGTATTTGCCTTGTTTGAAGCTCTCAATATCTTCCTTTAACATTCGTCTCCAGCTATCATCGTTTACCGCCATTTCGTTTTCTTTTATTAGTTCTGCTTTTTCCTCAATTGATTGCGCAATTTCACGCTGTATTTGTAGATTCGCTTTATCTCTGTGTGGTTTGTAGTGAGTAAGCACGTCACCTATAAACGAGACGCTCAACGCACCGAAGTGTTCGGTTTTCTTTGACAGTTCATTCGCTGCGTTTAGTTCAAAGGCAAGGTTGAAGTGTTCAAACGTAACCCAACGAAAGTGTTTGCCTATGAACTCGTGCAACATTTGCAACAGTTGCGCTTCCGGTAACGCGATGCCATACATAGCGCAAACCTTAGAGCATAACTTAACGAACGCAGG